TAAATCATTATCTGCATCTCTTTCAGCAGTAATTCTGTCTGCTTGAAGTTTACCTATTTGTCCACTTGTTAAAGCATTTCCTTGTGAATCATATGGATTTGCATATTCCCCAAAAGATCTAAATACTTTTGCACCATCGGATACTCTTGGTTCTGTTAATTTAATTTTTTCTGTTTCAATTTCTTCTAAAGTTCTTCCAGCATATCCACCAGGACCATCTACTAATCCTCTTTTAGGTGTATCTAAACCAGACGTGATACCAGTTCCTTGCGCCGAGTAGCTTCTGCCACCCATTTTGAACATTGGTCTTTTTAAAATTCTATTATACATTTTGGTTTTGTTGGTTATTTTGATTCATCATATTTCCACCAAGTGTCGTATACATATTAGCAAAGCCACCAATACCCGTTAGTATTGGATTTGGTGTAAATTTCTGTGAAGGTGAACCAGGCATTGCACCAGCTACACTACCGTAGATATTTGAAACATCTGTAATTCTATCTAGTGGTAATTGATATGCACTTTGATTAGCTTGAGCAATTGCATTTAGTTTAGATTGTTCTAGTAACTGATCTTGTTGTCCTAGAGCATCAAACGCTGCAATGTTTTGTTGTTGTAGTCCTGGTACTAATCCAGCCATACCTTGTAAGTTTCCAAGTTGTTGCTGTTGTTGTGTTAATGCTTGATTGTATCCTTGACCATATAGTCCAGCAAGTAATGCTGCTCTGTTTCTATCAGAGTTAGATTGATATTCTGCTCTTGCTACACCTTCTCTACCACCACCAAAAGCACCAGCTGTGTAAGCTGCATCTGATACAGTTTGTTGTCCTATTTGTGCTTGTTTGTCAAAGTCAGCTAAAGTTGTATTAATAATTTCTTGTTGGTAAGGTGACATAAACTGTTGGTAACCTTGACCTGGATCTAATAAATTTTGTTGAGAGATGTCATCTAGATAAGGCTGATAACTTGCAACACCTGTACCGCCTGTAAATCCTGTAACCTGGCCACTAGCGTCTCTTTGTACAGTTCCTAGTCCACCAAGATCTGCAATACCTTGTGCGGCTTGTTGTTGAAATGCTGATTGACCTGCAACTTGTGGAGTTAATTTAGAAACATCAATAGGAGTTCCTAGTTGCCCGATACCATATTTAAGAATATTTTGACCGTAAGGTTGTAGTGTTGCGCTTGGTAATAAACCTGCGTCTGAATAAGTTTGAGCCATTATGCTGTCATCCTTTTAGCTGTTGGTTGTGCTTCTAATGTTTTCATAGTATCATACATTTTTTTAGCACCTTTGTTAATACTTCCTCCGCCTGCAGCTCTTACTGCATCGGCTGTAAATACAAATTCGTTTTTAGATAATCTAGCTGGTACATCATCTTTTTTCTCATACTCTCCAAGTGGTACAAACCCACCATTAAATCTATAATCTTTTTCCATACCACCAAGATCCATGACGCCTCCTGCTGCTCTCTTGACTCTGCCACCTTTTTTCATTTCATATTGAGTGTCCCCTCTTGAAATTCTTCTTGAACTTCTTGCAACACTTTCGGGTGTAATCATATCCATTGCGTTATCTAACCCCAGTATACCTAAATCTTCTTGTTCAAATACTTTTTCTGCTTGTAATTCTGCAACTATGCTATCTAAAGTTTCTTCTGTAAGTTCTGGGTGAAATTTTTCATAAAATCTGTAAAGAATATCATTAATAGCGGCTGAACTTAAATTATTTCCTTCTATCTGTTCTCTTAATTCGTTTGAAACTTTAGATTTTACTCCTTCTGCATCTGATGTTACAGTGCCATCCATTACAGGACCTTCACCATCCATGTAACCAGGTCGACCACCTTTTCTTAAACCAATGATTCCACCTTTAGCAGATAGTTTTCTGTTTTTAAAAAATTCTATTACTTCTTCAATACTTATTGGATCACGGTCATTGCTTAGTTTAAAAATTCTTACAGCTTCATCCATTGTAAGATCTTTAGGTATCTCTGCCATTTGCATATTAGTGTTTTTTTTATTTTTTTTTGATTCAAATGGAGATGGTCCAAACTCTTCTTCAAATTCTGATTCAACTGCTGTTGGATAGCCCTCTAACTTCATTATTTCCATAACACTCATACCGTCATAAGGATCATCTTCTGGATCAGTACCCATAGCAAATCCCATTCTTTTTACAACACCCGGTGCTTTTTTTCTAAGTGCTTCAATACCAGGACCACCACCTTGGTTAAACCCCATTGCTTTTACAACACCAGGTGCTTTTTTTCTAAGAGCTGTAATACCTGCATTAGGATCACCACCATTTTTTAAACCTATGATACCACCTTGTGCTACTTTTTGAAAAGAAGTTACATCTGCTTTAGAGGTAGGTCTTCCGGTAACGGTCATAGGAGTTAGGTTCAAGTCTATAGCAGCTTGCGCCTCTTGACCAGCAGCTTCAGCTGCTTTCATATAATCTGTATAAGCTGATTCTTCTAATTCGTTTCTACGTTTTTGTTCTTTGTAATCTAAATATCCTTTAGCTGCTGAACCACCAGCATCTATAACGTCTTTGTATTTTTTATAATTTTCGGGTACATCCCTAATAAAATCGATAATCCCATCGTACCATGCCATAGTTTTAAATTCCTCTGAAAGTATTATATATTAAAATAGCAGGCATTTCACCTGAAAGTACTGTTTTACAAAGTTTTTTGTCCATAGTCAATCTTTGATGTTAAAGTCAGCGCCAATGTTTATCTCTTCTACAGTGATATTTACATCTCTTTTTACATGCTCTGCTTTAGTATCTGTACCTGGGTTTTGTACATCTGCTAATGCTTCTGCGTCTGACATATACTCTTGACCTGTTTCTGTATTAGTTAATGTTACTTCACATTTAGGTGTAATTACTGGTACTCTTTGACCATTAATTATTTCATACCTAACAGAAGCTTCTGTTTCTATAAATGACATTATCTATCCTCTCTGTTTATTTCTAGTATTGATGCTGTTGCAAATAATCTATTTGCATCTGCTGCGGTTACTTGTAATACTTCATTTTCTAACATAATTAAAGGCTCTGTTAATAGTTGTGTGCTAGCATTACCTGCTATTGATGTAACATTAAATAAAGTAAACTTGTCAGCTGACGCTGGATCTCCATCAAATAAATCTACAGTAATAGTTGTATCACTAGCATTATCGCTACTAACTAATAATGATTTTACAATAGCCCTAGTATTAGAAGGCACCGTGTATAAAGTAGTAGCTGTAGCAGCTGTTAAATCTTTTTTTGCGCTTAAATATATATTTGCCATATTATCCTAGTCCAAACCAAGTGTATCTTTCAGAGTCTTCTTTTAACTGAGTTAAAAAAGTAGAGTTTAATTGTTCTACTACAGTTGATAATGCTCTGTTAATTTGTCTTTGATTATCTTCTGTATATTCTTTTTTAGGCTCTGGTAATCTAACTACAATCTTTGTCATTATCTTCTTCCATCTGCTTGAACATCTGCTCTAAAAGTACCAAATCTCCAAGACTCACCTGAACTTGTATTTTCTATCTTAATACTAGCATATCTTCCTCTGGACCTGGTGTCTACCTTTGTTGTAGATGAGGTAATAGTAAAAGGACTTAAAGTTGTTCCTGCAGCTAGTGTTTGTGGGTAGTCAGTTACTAATACTGTCACACTAATAGAACCTGCTACTGTTTTAAAATCTGGTAAAAATCTTCTCATAGCCAACATAAATTCTCCACTGCCTTCTTGCGTGTTAAGTGCAAAATCATATGATTGTATAAATGATGTAAGAGCTGTAATAGTTCCATCAGGATTAACTTGATCTGTCCCTGTTTCATGTTCAAAATAAACTGTTTGGCCTAGTCCTGTACTCCCTTGAATAACAGGAAAACTACCTGTGTCACTACTGTTAAAAGCAGTTGCATAAGGTCTTGGGTAAATTAAAGAATCTAACCATGTTGTTCTAATAGAGTTAGTGTTAGTTCCTGTATACCAGTTACCCATAGGTATGTCTTTTCCTTCACCATAATTATGAACTACATACTTGTCATTAAAAGTAGATCCTTGAGTTGGATAATACCAAACAACTTCTGTGTATAAATTATTAATACCTGCATAAACTTGTTGTCCTTTTGTTGTATCAAAACTATCATAAACAAAATCTTCTACTGAACAAGATAAAGTATTTACTGTTCCATCAAATGCAAAGAAACCATTACTACCCATCCAATAGGCAACACCATCAATTTCAATAGCTGCATTCTTACCAATCAATCCACAGTTAGTTCCAACTTGTTCAAATCCAAAAGTAAAAGGAGCTCCAACAAACTTCATTGTATATAATGCGTTATCAGTCCACACTAGGATATTTTCTTTTGCAACAATAGAACCTACGATTTTAGTTCCATCTTGTAGTCTTTGAGATCCTGCTGTGTTAGTTGCTTCAATAGTATACTTGTTTAAAGATTCTTGATCCGAGAATCTTATAAAAAGATTATCTTGTGTAGTTGGATCACCTATAGTTGTCTCTGTTCCAAAATGAATTAAGTGTCTTGTTGTTGGAGATATCAAAGCAAGTCTAGATGCTGTTGGATTACCTACAGCTGCTCCGTCACTATTAGTTCCAATTAAAGTAGCAAAAGGAGAGTTAGCTCCTGTTAAACTTCCATCGGTACTTGGTGTTGAAGTAGATGCGTGAGTCGTTAATCTAGCTGCAATTCCAGAGTTCCAAGTAAATGTTTTACCGTTAGCAATAGTTGCAACTAACACTTCTCCAAAATTACTTAATGACCATAGACCTGGTTCTAGAGTAACCGTTGATGCTTCTACTGCTTCTCCCCATCCTGTAAAATCGGTTGCATTTGTAACTGTTGCACCATTACTGTGAGCTTGACCATTTGATGTACCGGTTGTAGCGGTTCCGTTTGCACCTCTAGTAATACCTCTTAATTCATTTCCAACAATAGAGGCATAAGTTATTAATTCATTAGCTATAGCAACAGTTCCTGAAGATGGAAATCCAGTTGTAGATGTTAAAACTATTGCTGTACCAGATCCACCTGTACCAGCGGTATCTGCAAGCAAAGCTCCGTTTAAAGTATTTTGCAAAGCACCTGTAACAGTTCCACCATAATTTCCAACACCATAACCATAACCATATGTCTGTGCTGCAGGACCAACTATTTCATAAGGGTTAACAGTTCCAGAAGCACTTCCAGGAACAGTAGCTCCTGCATTTGTTTCTTGTTGAGTTAAGGTTAAAATAAATGTTGTCGGTGTAGGTACACTTTGTACTTGATATAAAAAATCATCATAACCTGCAGCTGTTGTAGTAGAGTTAGTAGCAGGAGTTACACTTGTTAAAGTTAACATATCTCCTACAGCTAGTCCGTGATTAGCAGTAGTTGTAAAAGTTGCGTTTTTATTACTGTCGTTAGTTACAATAGAATTAATAGTAAATGTAGTTAGAGTTCCAGCGTTGTTACTTTTAAAAGGAGTAATATCATGAAGTTGTCCTTCAAAATATAAAAGTAAAAATTTATCAGTGCCTATGGCAACATATCTATTACCATCTAAATCTACAAAAGCGTGTTGTTGTCTAGCTACACCACAAATAGTTTCAGTCAATAAGGATTGCCAACCCCCTACTTTTTCAGGAAGTCCATATCTAAATCTAGTATTGTCAGAATCAATCCATCTATTAACTGCACCAACTGGAGTTGTCTGCTTGTCTACTCCTGGACTAAATTGTAATTCAAAAAGAGCCATAAGTTAGCTCCTATTGGTTCGTTGATTTATATAGCCAGCCTTTTGTGGCATTAGCATATATTAATGTTACAGATTGATTATTAGTTGCAAGAGTATCGTTAGCAGCTGAACCTTCTATTGGTTGACTATTTCTATCTATAATACAATTGTTTGTTGCAAAACCATTTGATGCTGAACCATCCATAATTGTTACTTCATCACCAACTGCAGGTGATGCAGGTAGTGTAATTGTTACTGGGTTAGCAACTGTATCTACTACAATTTGATCACCAGCTACTGCTGTGTATGTAGTTTTACTTGCTGCAGTTACAGAAGTTATTCCTTTTTGTAACATACCTAATGTTGTTGCTGGTACACTGCCTCTAGAATAAACTAAAGCTGTTGCACCTTCTGGAAGAGGAACTTGAGTTCCTGCGCTTTGACCAGTTGTAAGTAATGTTACTGTAAAACTTTGTGAGGCTAGACCTCTAGTAGTTCCATCTTCTACAAAAAATACTCTGTTTGCATTTCCACCTGTTGTTGATGCAGGCATCGCTAGACTAGCATTACCTGATAAAGTGCCTATAACTTTTATATAAAGGTTTTTACCATTTGCTG